AGTTGAGCCTTTTGAGCCGCCATTGACAATTCGTTCATATTTGCGCTCGCCGCTTCGATTGTACCCTGAACTTTTTCTATGATTGCAACAACCGCTTTATAGGCAACTACAACAGCCGCGCCAGTAGCGGCGGCTTGAACCGCGAATGTTTCTAAACCGGCAGGAATTTTTATACCGGTCATGTCGCTGACTTTGGTGAGCATATCATGGTATTTACTGGTCTTGCCTGTAGTGTCGGTAATTGCTGTGCCGTTTTTGTCTAAACCGCCTTGCATAACAGTTAGGTTATTTTCGTTGGATTTCAGTTCGCTGTTGAGTTTTGATAAACCGGCTTCGGCGTTATTTAGCTTGATTGTCCACTCTTTTGTTCTGCTGTCGGTTTCTCCGTATTCGGTTGCAGCGTTTGCGAGAGCTTTTCTAAGTACATCAATTCGCTCTTTTTGTGCGTCGATTTGCTTATTATAAACGGCGGATTTCGCGGTAAGCGCGTCTACACTATAGGCGTTATCGTCGAACGCTGCTGTGACTTTTTTCATCTCAGAAGACAGTACCGTCATGTCTTTGGATATGTCGGAAACGGCTTTCTTAAAGGCGGCTTCGCCGTCTAAGGAAATTCCAGCTCCTATGACTGCCTTTTTAGCCAACTCTCTCACCTGCCTTCGTTGGTGGATTGTAAGACCAAGCGTAACTATAAGCAACGCGCCTATGACCCGTTACGCATTGTTTAATTACTGTTGATTTTTGATTTGGTCGATAACCATTAACGGCATCTTGCAAATTAACCCACTCTTTTATAAACTCTCCGTTAGTGTTATACTGATATACTTTACGATGCCCTGCCACTATAGGCATTGACGAAAGCGGCGAATAGCTCCACACGTAACCATAAGCTCCGTTGCAATCTCCTTGACAACATTTTCTTATTGCAGAGGATGTGCGGTTTGCAACCAATTCGTTTGCGGCTTGATGGCTGCTTTCCCAAATTTTAATCAATTCACCGTCGGTTGAATATTGATAAACAGGTTTCTTGTTGGGGTTCACTTCGCGCATCATAGATTTTACTTCTGCACTTTTGCAATATTCAACGTGTGCTTCGCTTATTTTTTTCTTGGCTTCTTCTGTAAGGTGTTTACCGTACAAATAATTCTTTTCGCCTGATCTTGAAAGCGACATCTTTTTTCTTGATTCTTCAGGCGGGGTGCATCCGACCGTTCCTTCTCCGCCGTCCGTGTGGTTATATCCATACCGCTTGTTGTTGGTTTGATATTTTGATATGTATTCAGCTTCCATAAGCAAGGCGTTTTCTTCGGTTTCGCCCTCGGATAAAATAGTATGTTCTATGTTATCCCAACCATATTTTATAATTGCGCTGTAGAAATGTTTGTTCCGCTTGTACCCGAACCCGTGTCGCCAACGCCTGTCAACGGATTGCCTTGTTATTCCTATGTATCGTTTACCGTTTGGAGCGGTGTGCATATAAACGATATGATTTTTAACTTCCGTGAATATCACACCTCCTTAATCGAATATATCATCAATGCTTTGCGCCTCTTTATAAAGTCCGTTCGCTTTTAAATGTTCGGTATACAACAGATCTAATTTTCTGTATGTCATGCGCCATACTTCTTTTTCGGTATAGCCAAGAATGTTTTTGCCTATATATAAGTAGCGAGCAACAGGAAATTTTTCTGCTACTCGCTCTGAACGTTTGGGTCTGATTCACCATTATCATCGGATTCGACGCCGCCACTTGAATATGCTTTATAAACAGCCGTAATTGCCGCTTTAGCCTCTAAGGGAAGTATGCGTTTATGAATGTAATCCGCCTTGATGTTGACTTGCTCAATGCCTGTCTGCTCTTTGGCTAAATCGTTCGCTTCAAAAATCAACGTTTCCAGCACAAACGCTAAAAACTTGTTGCGCGTTCGTAAATCATTAAACTTTTGAACTATCTGATTAATGGATATATCGAACTTATCCTGTATGGTATCAACCGCGCGGAGCGGAAAATATATGCCGTATTCGATGCCGTTAATTTTAATGTAGTCGGGTTTCGGGTTTAAACTGCTCATTGCTTGTATCTTTCTGCTATAGCTTTGTTAATTGCCGCGTCTGTGGTTTTTGTTGAAAACAATATAGTCATACATACAAGTATATTTATAAGCGGAATAATACTTATTATAAATAATTGCAGTATAAGTTTTGCGTTGAATGATTTGTTTGCTTTCGGGAGATTTCTCTCTTTAATCTTGCGCGACACTTCTTGATTCAACACGGCGAAACATAAATAAAATATTGCTATGCTTAATAAATACACATATAATAATATCACGTTAATAGCCTATCGTAATCTACGTCTACATTTACGTTTATCGTTATGGCTTCGGGCAGATTAGATTCGGCATACGTTTGCACCTCTTTCAACATCTGCGCCAATTTCTCAATTTTTTCCGTTAAGTCGTTAATTTTTTCTTTATAGTTTATTGCAATAAAGCTCTTAGCCATATAGTTTCATCTCCTATAATATAAAACAACAGGGAATCAGAATCGCATATGCAATCCTAACCCCCTGTGAACTCGTGCGTATTATCCTGCTGCTCTCTGCATCATAATCGTGGTTGTAATCGGCGCCTTGCCGGATTCCTGACATACGATCTGGAATATCTTGTTGTTGCCTGCCGCCATCGTAACGGCGACGCCTGCTACTTCAGTGGTTAAAGTCTGATTGTACACGCCGTCGACAAATAATTTAATTGTACCGTCTGCCGTGGCTGTGATTGCAACATCACCGACTGCATCACCGCTATAATTAAATATCGCTGCACCGAACGCCGGTGTTAATGTACAGCTACTGATTGACAATGCGGTTAAGCCTGTGCTGACAGCAGACGATATACCGGCTTTTGCGTATAACCACGCAAGCGCACCAGCTTCGGTTGAAAATGTTCCTTTTTCTCTGAAAACATCGTCTATGGCTTTAAAAATCTTGCCTATTAAAGACGGTGTCTTATATGTCGCTCCGGGCTTTTTACCGGTCATCTCTTCGTTAGGCTTTGTAAACTTAACTTTTTTGACCCATATAGCTCTCCAGCGTTTATTGCCGCTGTCATCAAACGATTCCCCGTATACGCCGGTTCCTATGATTGCCGGTTCTGATGCAGAAGTTTCGGACAGCTCTTTCGCGTGTGTAACGGCATCAATCTCTGCACCTTCGTGTGCTCCGAGAACGTTGACATCAACGGCATCACTGATATGTGTGAGCATTAGCGTAATTGTGCCGCCTGTAATGGTGTCATCCGTTAATATAGCGGTGTCGTTACCGTATACCGTTTCACCGTTACGCTCCCACGCAATATTGGTTTCCTGCACAGCGTCAAACAGCGCACCGTTTGAATATGTAATTGCGCCGTTTGCTTCTGTGCCTATAGCATAACAAGCGCATTTTAATCCTTTACTTGCCATTCTTTTCCTCCTGTTTTAATCATCTATTGCTCCGTCGATTTCAACCTCGACAACTACATGATTGTATCCTGTTTCGGTTTCGAAAAATTCCTGTGTGCTTATGATCGTGAATCCCGCCGCCCGTAATAGACGGCGAATAACTTTTTTGTTACTTTGCGGATTGCCTTTGGTGAAATAATGTATTTGCATTTCGGTTGTATCAATCAAATCGTTATCGTTACCGGAAACTTCAGGTCGTTCGTCTGCATAATTAAATATGATATATTCGGTTGCCGTGCCTTTATCGGATGCGGGCGTAACCGGAATCGGAGTCATGGAGGCAAGTGCGGCAATTATATTTGGGTTGCAATTCATTTGTCACACTCCTCGTTGAAAATTTCTTGCATTTTATCTAATACATCCGCTTCGCTGTCCTTTAAGACGGTTGCCATTACAGGTCGCGCGGCTTGCTTGCTTGTGCCGTATTCAAGATACGCTAACTTTTCCATATTGCGGACTTTTTCTTTGCGAGTATATACTTTACCGTTTGGACCTGTCATTGTTTCCGATTCGCCTGTAGGACGTGATGTTGCGAAGAACCCACCTTTAGGAGATGCTTTGGCTTTCGTTGCCTTGATTGATGCCTGTAATTCACCCGTTCCCTGATGCAATCCGACTTCTTTGATTAATTTCGGAGTCAGCAGAGGCATCGCACCGTCAATCATTTTTGGCGCGACTTTATCAATTTCAGATAGCTTACCGAGTTGCTTTAAAAAATCAACAGGAGTTTCAAAACTGAATTTAGCCACCCGCTATCACCTTCTTACAGGCGATGTGCAACTCAACGTGAGATTCGCCGATGTCCAAAGCTGACAGGATTTCATAAGGAATCGAGTTATATAGCACACGGTCTGCCGAAGTTATGTCGCTGATGTAGCCTATAATAAACAGCGTGTTCATCTCGCTGAATAACTTCTGCGCGTTGTAAAATTCACGACCGGTCATGTTTTGAACCCATGCCATTACGCTTTTATGCGTCGCCCATGCTTCAATTTTATAGCCGTCCGCATCAGCTGTGACCGTTTTGCGCTGGATGATAATTCGGCGATTCTTCTTACCGGCGGGTGTCATTAAAAATACCCCGCTTTATATAATGATAGAAGATTCTTAACGCCGAACTCGATGTATTTATTAACTTCTGTGCCTGTAGCAGAGCGATTTACGTACCAATGACCGATCAGCAACAGCATCGCTTGCTTAACGGTTTTCGGCGCAGCAATATATCCCGCAACATAAGTAACTTTTATCGGATTGCTTATATAAGGTGTAAAAGACGGAAATGTCTTGCCATATGCCTGATTAATACATCCTTTAACGGTGTCGACAACATAATCCGAAGCGGAAACCGTTGTTTCTGTGCCGAGATAATCTTTATAGGTTATGCTCGTTACAGATGTTATAGGCGGCATCGGTAATTTTATCTCGTAAGGAAAGTAATCAAGATATAATTCTATAGTTTGCGGTGCCAATGCGCGTCTTGTGTACTGTTCGCAATATTCGCGAGCTGCGGTGATTAAACCGGTTAACGTAGCGTTTTCTGCGGTATCATCAATTGAGCGGCAGTGCGCCTGCGCTTCAGCTAACGTTACCGGTTCTGTAGTCGGTGCGGTTTTAATTATATAATTCATTCGCACCTCCGTGCTGTTAAAATTATAGGGCAGCTGATTAGCCGCCCATATCGTTTAAGTTATTGCTGCAACTGCGGGATATACGCCCCATCCGGCAGCGTTCCCGAATGTGTTGTTCGCCGCCATACCTGTACCGTTGACAAGCACCGTTGCCGCCTCTTTAGCCGCTGCCGTGCGTCCTGTGTTGTTTGCGATGACAATTTTACCGGATGCGTCATTAATAACAATTGTGGTAACATTAAATACGTTATCGACGATAAACGCGCCGCAGTCCGATGTAGTCATGGATGCGTTTACAAGGATGCCTACTGCGCCGGAGTCGATATAATTGCCTTTAATGGTTAATATACGTGATTCACCTGCGCCGATTGATATAGCTGCTGCGCTGAATTTACCGACGAACCGACACCCGATAACAGACAATTCTTCGACTGCGGTTGCAACAAGTCCATATGTCGCGGGTGTTGCGGTTCTGCCGTCAAAGGTACAGCCTATAAAAGCAAGTCCCGATGTCGTTGTTGGAACGGTAAATATCGCGCCGCCGGTAGCCAATGATTTAAATCCCATATTTATAAATCGGCAGCCCATATAGGCACCGCTGCCTATAACGTGATTGCCTATCATCATCGGGTGCGCGCGGTGGTCGTAACTGCCAACGCCGATAATGTCACATTTATTTGCAAGGGTAATTAATGTTTCTTTTGTGTCTTCGTTGTTATCGCCTTTGTAAAAAATTCTGTTTCTGCTCGCCCAGCCAAAAGCGCCGGCAGCAATTGACGCGTTGCTCAATACGATTGCGGCCGCCAAAGTTTTAAGCGGTGCCAGCCATGACGCGCCGTCGTTTGTGTCAGCGCCTGCGTTTACATCGACGTAAAACGTATCGCCGACGTTGCCTACACCCGACATCAGCGCGTCATAAACAGCAGTATCGGGTATTGTATTGTATCCGTTTTGTAATACCATTTGTTTCCCTCCGATTTAAAAAGTATAGGAGCGGTATTAACCGCCCCATAGTGTTAATTTACGCTGATTTCCCCGTCCGCGACATCTGCACCCTGTGTTACCGGTATTGTGCGCGCGTTGTATCTGATTGCGATGATACCGTCAAGGACTGTGTTTGCACTGGCGCGGGTTAGATCAAAACGGACATATCTTTTGCCGGGTTTAATAACATCAAGCACCAGTAAAGTGTTATCGGTGTCGTTGCCGGATGCGGTTTTTGTTGCCGTTACGGTTTCGTATACACCGTCCGTAAGAGCTGCAACGTCGCCTGTATATGCCTTTAAGGTCGGAACTGACGCAGTTGTAACTTCGCCGAGTATGGCGATTCCGCAGACGCTGTCGAAGCCTTGCAAATCAAGAATGTCACCGTCTGTTATTGCCGTGTCTGCTGCGACCGCGGCAATGGAAGTTTTATCAAATTTTGCTGCGTAGAGTAATGATTCTAACATTTATTTATCCTCCTGTTTTGTTGGTTTAACTTACGGTGCGAGTGTTACGCGGGCGAATGCTTCTGCGAGAACCGGCGCGCCGTCTGTTTCGATGCGTGCGATATAATCGATCTGATTCGTTCTTGCGTAGAGTTCAGCGAGTACCTGTATTTCCATGTTGAGGCTGTCGCATATCCAGTAATATTTAAGATCGCCATATAAACCGACATACAATCCGTTTGTAAAGGTATTCGGCGCGAACTCGCTCATGTTAACCGGTCTGCCCATCAGCATATCAGGTACGTTCATAACAACGGAAGGCTGCCATATGTACTGACCGTCGCTGTCCTTTAATTTTGCAATCTTTTTAACCGCGTCTCTGTGGAATACCCACTCTGCTGCTGCCTGATATTGCGATTTAACGGCATATTTTGCTTCGTACAAACCGTCAAATTTTATCTCGGTTGCGGTGTTGCCTGTAGCTATGTCACGCGCTGTGCTGATACCGTCTGCCGATGCAGTGAACAAACCGAGCGGTCTGCCTGCTCCGTTACCGGTCATATATGCGGTTTCAAGCAGTGATGCATAGATATAACCGATTTCGTCACGGACTATGCCGTCTGTGTTCGGCGCATTGCGGATAAGCGTTTTGCTGATAAGGATTTCTGCGGTTGCGGGGTTCGGTTTGAACTCACGCTTGCCAAACGCGAGCGCGGTATCAGCTGTCGGAGCTGCTATTTCTGTTCCCCACACAGCTGCGCCCATACGTGCGGTACGTGTCGGATATCCGAGTGACTGCGCGTTTTGAAGAGGCGGTAATACTTTTGCTTTCTGACGCATAAAGGTCGCGTCGTCGAGTCCTTTAATCAGCTCAGATACGAACGCTTCGGGTGCTACAAGATAACCCGCCTGTGATGGGTTGCTCTGCTGAAGTGCGTTGTAAACTGCGAATGTGTTTGCGTTACCGTCGCGCAGGTGGTTAATAAACGCGGTCCGGGTTTCGTTGGATTTGTCTGCGGGTGCTTTCTTATCGGCAACTTCGCCTATAGTGCGTTCACGCTCGAGCTGTTTTTCCTCGCGGATGATGGAATTGTTTATCTCGTCGAAACGAGTTTCCAGTGCGGTAAGTTTTGCGGTATCTTCTGCGGGCATTGCGGAATCTTTGAACTGGTCCATTAAGGCGCGGATCGACGCGGTTAATGTGGCGCGTTCCTGCTTTAATTCGATGATTTCTTTTGCTGTCATTGCTTTATTCCTCCGTTATACATCTAATAATTTTGTTTTGAGTGATTGAAAGCGCTGGTTTTGTGCTTGTAATATATCTGATACAGGCTCCGGGTTGTCCGCCCTGTTTTCATCCTTTAGGGCTGGTGCTGTTTTGTAACGGGAAAGATCAAGATTTTGCCCGTTTACGCTTAAAATGTTATTGCTGACCGACGCTGCCATCTTTTTTGTTTCCTCAATCTCGTCGGCAAACCCCATGTCTACTGCGTCCTGATCCGACATCCATGTTTCGGCGTCGAGCATTTCCTTGATTTTTTCTCTTGTTTGGCCTGTACGGTCATATGCCGGTAATACAACGCTATCCGTTATCTTTTCGACCTCATCTGCGTATTTTCTCAGCTTGTCCGCATTGAAATATCCCATAAGTCCAATTGAACCGTTATGAACAAACATCATTGAGCCTTTAGCCATGACAATTTTGTTGCCCGCCATCGCAATAACAGAGGCAATTGACCCCGCTAAACCATCAATAAACACGGTTTTATTGGCACTATGACGGTTAAGCATGGTGTATATTGCCTGTCCAGCGAACACGTCTCCGCCTCCGCTGTTAACATATATATTAAGATTTTTAACGTTTCCGAGCGCGTCAAGGTCTTCTTTAAACTTTTTTGGTGAAACTACGTCATCCCACCAGGTGTTATCGGATATGTCTCCGTATAAATCAAGTTCTCCGGTTTCGTTATCATCCGCTTTGTTGCGGAAATTCCAAAATTTTTTCATTGCGTACCTCCTTTCGCCTGTGCGCCTTTAGGTATGTTTTGCGGTATTGCGGTTAACGGAATCATATTGCCATTAACGGCATATATATC